GTAATTTATAGATAATTCTAGGGCAATCTTAAGATGTATATCCACGAATCTATATAAGGCCTCTTGACAAACCAAGTTATCTGGATCTACTTTTTGGATATATTCCCAAGCCCTATTAAATACAACAAATTCTCCTGCTCTATCAATATCAACTACATCTAATCCCTCATCTAATTTATCAAAAAATTTAAGTAATTGGTCGTTAAATGTTTGGTGATTCTGAATTAGTTTTTTGAACATACCTACCCAGAATAAAGGATGATTTTTATAATCTAATGAAATATCTACCTGTTGAGATTTCTCCCCTAATGACTCGGGTTCATCTCCATTAAACAAGTTAAATATTTTATTAATATCCATACATCGATACATATAGGCGCCATACACTTAAGTATAACGCCTATAATAAACGACCTCGCTATATTTACATACAGCGTTGAAAATTAAATATTTATTTTAATAACGCGTAATATTCATTAAAATGTTTAATACGATCAGCTAAACCAATAGTACCACCATTTACTCTTTTTGTAACAGCAGTAATTACTTCTGTAGTAGCTCCTTTATCACATATAGACCAAAGTCCATTTTTATTAAAAAACCAAGCAGCTGACATTAAAGGATATTTAGTAGCCACTAAGTCTGGATTTCCTAAGATATCTTCATCTACAAACTTATCAAAAGCAGAATAATTATCTTTACCTGTTAATTGGATGTATCCTCTACCTTTAAATTTATACCCATCTTTAGTAGCTTCAGGACCATTACCCATTCTACCTCCATAGACTTTAGAAGCAATCATTTCTGGTTTACGCTCATATTGAGCAGCAGTAGCAGCATTAAAATATTTAGGAAAAGTACCTAATAAACCTTTAGCACCATAATTTAAATTTTCATTTACTGCTTTAAATCCTCCTGATTCATGACCACACTGAGATAAAAAGTGAGCAAGTCTTAAAGGATTAGTAATACCAAACTTAACAGCAGTATCTGGAATCATAGAAATAACCGAATCAGGAACATGTCCTTTTAAAGCAGCTAGTTTAAAAGAAGAAGCAGGAACAGCAACAGGAGCACTTCCCTCACTAGGGAACATTTTTCCCCAACTCCCATCTCCTACAATACCATCTGCTGTTAAATTATTAGCAGCTTGCCATTCTTTTACTTTTACTTCAGTACCAGGACCAAAAATTCCATCAGCTGCTAAACCTAATTTAGCTTGTAATTTTTTAACGTCTTCACCGTTTGAACCATTTTTTAATAGCATATTTATTTATCTTTATGTTTATCGATTTTTTCTAAAATTGTATTTAATACAGAATATTTTATAAAACCAGCAGACGAAGCATTTTTTAAAGCACTAACTAATTGAAAAATTATAAATGGCATTATAATAGTTTCGGAGAGCCAAGACGTACCTGGAAATCCTATTTCAACCATTAATATTACTGTTAGTATAACTAACCAAGTAAATGTTGTTTTTAATACTTTTAATGCTTTATAGGTTTTAAAACCTTCTTTCTTAGTACCAGCAACTATACCAAAAAACCCATCCATAAAAGCAACCGCTACTACAGCTAAATACTGCTCGCTATTGTCTATAGCTAATCCTCCGAAGTAGCTACAAACAAAAGCACAGGTTGTGGTCAATGATAATAGTAAAACTAGTAACGTAGACTTCATTATTCTTCTATATCTTTATCTTCTTCGTGTTTGTCTTTTTTGTTCATAAATTTATCAACCGAAGCGATACCAAATGAACCTAAAATGATTACCATAAATCCATCAAAGATAAATTCATTAATTACTAAAGCAGTCCCCATGTATCCTGTTACTAGGTCTACAATAAGAGCAATACAAAGCATAAAGAAAGCTATAAAACCTACTAATGCTTTCTCATTGATTGAGTTGTTGTCGTCGAATAATTGTTTAAGGAAATTTTTCATATTATAGTTGTTTTGTTGTTTTTGTTAAACTTTCTTGTAACGCTTTCGAAAACGCCTTTCGGTTTAATGGAACTTCATTATTTTCAACATTTAAAAATGCTGCGAAAATAAAGGTTTTTCTAACGCCAACTGATTTAAAACAACTATTTCCAATACATATGCTGGTTTCTACAAAATAATCTTTTTTTAACCATTGTAGACCCATTATATTTACTATTTGTTGAGGTGAATAAATACTATCTATACTTACTTGAACCGGAATACCTAACGAATCATTTGGTGTATATCCTTTTTCAATTAATAATTCTTCTACAGTTTCTTTAATACCAAAAGTAACATCTCTATCTCCAATTTTTTGAATATGTTGAGTATTGTTTACATGAACATTTACCTTTGTAGTATCAGAAGGTGTTAAAGATAATAATATAGGAAATAAAAAATTTAACATCTTTTATAAATATCAATAAGTTACAGAACCTGAATAACCAGGAGCGATAATGTAAAGATTTAAGGTTCCTCCTGAAGTTAATGTAGAGGTTGTATGGGTGGTTACTCCTGGATAGGTTGCTCTAACATTACTTGTAGCTGCTTTTATAGAATTATATTGAGCAGTAGTAAAAATTCTAACATCAGGAGCTGTTCTCCATCTTGAAAATATACTTGCTTTTCTAGCAGCAATATAGTATTTATCTGCTATAGAAATTACACCATCATCATTAACATCAAACATATGAAATGATAAACCATTTTTAACTACTTTATCTAAAATTATGTTAGAGACTCCCTGAATGTCTGAGGTTGTGTGAGATTGAACTCTAGTAGGAGCACCTATCTCTATATAATATTCCTTAGAAGGATCATAGCTCTCAGAAATAGAATAGTAACCTGAAGAGTTAGTATAAATAGTTTTATAAAGTGCCCAAGAGGAAGTTGTTACTATATAGTCAAACTCTATAACATAAGCTAAACTACTAGTATTGTTTAAGTCATTCCACTTTCCACCACTTACAAACTGAATGTAGTCTTCATTACCTGAGTTATTGGGTTCTCCTGAGTTCCAGTTAGTGTAAGAAAAAGTTTCTCCTGTTACCCATTTCCAAGTTCCCTCTGTTACTTCATCTGTTAATCCTATCCAACCAGAAGGCCATAAGTTAAATAAGAAACTATTTTCCCCTGAACTTGTAACTGTTACTAAATAACCACCCATAGCAACACAGTTAGATTTAGCTGTAGTCCAGTTAGCTGTTCCTGTAGAACGATAGTAAGAGTGTCCGTTATAGTTGTTCTGAGAAGTGAATCCTGTTATAGTAGAGTTTGTCCTTCTATAAAGTTTTACAGCTACATTATTTGCTCCTGAACCATTAGCATTATAAAGGTAGCCTGAGTAAGTGAATTGGCCTAATAGAGTATTAGTAAATAATAAAAATATAATAATCCACCTCATATTTTTAATTTTGCTCCTAACAATATTTGAAAATTTAAAATATCTTGTCCTGCTATGTAAGTACCACCTCCTGTTAATCCAATACCAAATGTTTTAGTTAATTTATAATTTAAATTTAAAAACGGAATTACAATTGGTCTTGCTTTAAATAATGATTCTGTATAATATTTTGAGTAAGGAGAATAAATACCTGCCATAATAACTGTAGCATCTAATGTTTTAGTAACTTTTCCTTTATACATAAAACCACCTATAGCAATAGTAGAAATCATTTCCTCACCATATAATTTTCCATAAGTGGCAGCTCCACCATATAAAGCAGTAAAGTTTTTAATTGAATTTACTCTAACAAATAATAGAGTATTAGATAAGGCATCTGGCATAATACTTAACCCATCTGAGACAACATTAATATGTTTATTACCTTTTTTATTAGAACCAATCCAAGAACGTACAGCAGAAATATTACCTATTTTAGCATTAACCATATAATCAGCTGAAAAACCTATTGATGCTGTACCATCTCCTTTTACTTTAGTAAAAGACATAGTACCTCTAGCATCTTGTGCTCCATCTGATCTTGTTTGAACCCCAACTATATCTCCTGTCATTAGGATAGCTGGTTTAGCTGTCTCAACTTTACCTTTCCCAGCTGCTTTTGCTGTAGCACTAGAAGAGGATTTTTGAGTTTCAGTTTTAGTATCTTCTACTTTTTGGTCTGATGGTTTTTCTGTTTCAGTTTTCGGTTGATCATTACTAGCACCGGACCCAGAACTAGAGCCAGAACCGCTAGAAGAATTAGAACTATTGCCTGAACTAGAGTTTCCACCTACTGTTCCTCCTCCTGATCCATTAGACCCGCCTTGATTTTCTGGTGGATTTCCTCCATTTTCTCCCGTTTGGTTTCCTCCCTCGTTAGAAGTAGATCCACTATTATCATTAGAAGTACTATTATTAGAATTGTTATTACCATCTTTTTTATCTGTTTTAACACTTCCTGTTCCTGAAGATGTAGTTCCTCCTATATTTGTTCCAACACCTCCAGATACACCTCCTGTTACAGAGGAAAAATCTAAACTTACTAAACTAGTTACATTACCTATAAGATTTGAAACTGTATTAGTGGATGTTGTGGTTGTTGTAGTAGTAACTACCCCTTGGCAAGGTGAGGTTGTTTTGTACTGGGTATAAATATTATTAATCCAAGCATCAAACGTACCGTCACTTAATTGTGCGTAAGTAAACGTTTTTACCTGTCCATAATACGCGATAACAACAGGAGCACTCATGTCGGCGTTAATAAATTTTGTCGCGCGAGTACACGGGTCTATATAACTATAAGTAAAGGACTGCCCCAAGAGAGGCAGTCCAATTATCATAAAAAATAATAATATTTTATTTTGTAAAGATACCATTGTTGATTAAGCTCCCAATTACTTTGGTTGTAGCTGTCTCTAAAGACTTTCTAGTTGCTTTACCTACTGTACTTTGAGAAAACTTCATATCAAGATTTTTAAGGAATGATTCACCTACTTTTTGTGACTCACC